CTGGAACCGATTTGTGTGTTTGTTACGCACCAGGTTCAGGATCTCATAAGGATTTGCTCCCGTTCATGTATGACGAGAGAATAGAAAATTCTAAATTGACTGAGACACCTGCTCACATGATCTACAGAACTGAAGAAGGAGGTATTGATCTCTATCGTTCTGTATTGTACCCTGGAACAGTAAATTCCAAAATTGGTGAATATCCTGGTTACCATTACACATTAGGCGTTGACACGTTCGACGGCCTGTGTATGGGCACTTGGATCACCACCTCGAAAGTCCCGAGTATAGTTGGCTTTCATCTAGCCGGAAAGACCGGCACACCTCGCGGTGCTGCAGGAACGGTATCCTGCACTGAGTTAGAGAAGGCCTTTGCCACTCTTTCTGCATTACCTGGTGTTGTGTCCGTTAAGGAGTATGGTACACTGTTAACCGAGCAATATGGTAAGGAATTTTTCCTTTCACCTACAGCTCACCCACAGTCACCTATCAACTTCCTTTCTCATGAGTCTAATATTGACTTTTACGGACAAGTTGTCGGGCGGTTGAAGCATGTAACTTCACGCGTGACCCCTACTGTTATCTCTGAGGCTGTAGCCGAGATTTGTGGAGTACCACAACAGTGGGGAAAACCTCGTTTCCACAAGTGGAAACCTTGGCAACAATCGCTTGCTCACTCGTCTAACCCTAGTCGGGGTGTTGGCGGCGGTGTAATGATCAAGGCTGTCACGGATTACGTTGAACCTCTTGTCAAAGGGCTCACTGCTGAGATTTCGGCAGATATTAAGCCATTGACGGATATGCAGACTGTCTGCGGAATTGACGGAAAACGATTTATTGACAAAATGCCACCCGAAACTTCGTGTGGTTACCCACTTGGTGGAAAGAAGAGTGACATTCTCACTCGTCTCGATCATGAGGAATTTCCTGAGTTTGCGTGTCCTGCAAAACTCGACCCCATAGCGTGGGACGAAGCAGAACGCATTGAACAGTGTTATCTCAACAACGAACGCGCATACCCTGTTTTCAAGGGTTGCCTGAAAGATGAACCAACACCCCTTATCAAGGATAAGGTGCGAGTATTTCAAGCTGCACCTATTGGTTTCCAATTGCTTATCAGGAAGTATTACTTACCTGTGGCAAGGTATCTTTCAATTCGTCCACTCATTTCTGAGTGTGCCGTAGGCATTAACGCACAAGGTCCCGAATGGGATGCGTTGGCTCGGCATTTGCGACAACACGGTCCAGATCGAATTCTGGCAGGGGATTACTCCAAATATGATCTTCGTATGCCGGCACAATTAGTGTTGGCTGCTTTCGACATCTTGATGACGCTTGCTAAGGCGTCTGGCAATTATGTTGAGAGAGATTTGTCAATTATGCGGGGAATCGCCACCGATGTGGCTTATCCCCTCATGGCCTACAATGGTGATTTGATCCAGCATTATGGTTCTAATCCATCGGGTCAAAATCTGACAGTCTATATCAACTCTATTGTGAACTCACTCCTTATGAGGTGTGCGTACTATGCGATGAATAGGAATTATCCTCCCTTCCGCAATATGGTTTCGCTTATCACCTACGGAGATGATGTGAAGGGTTCGGTTTCACCGAAAATACCCGAATATAATCACATCACGGTGGCACAGTATTTAGCTGACCACGACATGAAGTTCACGATGCCCGACAAGGAGTCTGAAGCCACGGAGTACATGATCGACGAGGAAGCTGACCTTCTCAAAAGGCAAAACGTTTATAACAAAGAACTAGGAATGTTTGTAGGAGCCCTCTCTGAGGATTCCATTTTCAAATCACTCCATGCTGTTCTGAAATCTAAAGTTTTGGCCCCCGAACACCAAGCTGCAATCAACATTGATGGCGCTTTGCGTGAATGGTTCCTCCATGGAGAGGAAGTATATGAGAAGAGACGCGAGCAGATGAGACAAGTCGCTGAAAGTTGCGACATTGCATGGATGTGCAAAGAGTTGGACATTACTTATGCCGAGAGATTAGAAAGGTATTGCTCACAATATGACCTTAAAACGGTTAGTGAGAAACTTGAAACTCAAGGTGAGGAACGTCCTTTGTGTGCTGCTGCCAAAGAATTTGTACCCAAGAAAGATTTTTCTGCCTGGGATCACAAGCGGTTATGCCAAACTCGAGAAGCTATGACACGGCTCGTGGATCGCTATCCCGAAGCCCCAAAGCATCGATTAAAGCTAGCCGCACTGGAAGGCGAAATAGCACGAAGACAAGAACTCTTCGGTATCCCCGAGAACACGGAAGTAACCGAAGCAGACCAACTCGTACGTACTGACATGATTTTCTCCCGAAACGAATTTACTTGTTACGGCAAAAATTTAATTCCATTTGTATTATCTTTTGGTGAAATAGATGCCTTGTACTTTAGAAACGTTGAAGGAGTTGATGTCTTAGCTCTTGTGGAGGCAAAATCTGGAAAGAATTTGAACCGACGCAAAGCTCGAGCTCAGTTGGACAAGTACGGTCAAGTCTTGGCGTTATTGCAACCTCAAGCACACGTACGTACCTACATGATGCTCGGCATGGAGCTTTCACTCGTTGCCACGTATGGAACGGAACTCGATTACGAGTTCGCCAATGAATTGAGCTAATTTGCTCAGCCCCGACCCCGGATGTCATTAAACTCGTCGTGCAACCTGTGCGGACCATGGTGAAAGAAAGTTAAAGAGTCCTGTGTACATATTGATTACCACTGCATGTTTATGTTTACC